AAACTGCATTAGACCATGAATTGTTTTGCTTTGTCATTGATAAGATACCTCAATTTGAAATTAAGGGTTTTGTATTTGCTAAAGACATTATTCATGATGCCAGTAGATTAACCGATTTTGGCTTTGCTCATAGACCACAGGTATATTTATTAAAGGAAGAAGAACTCAAACCTTTTAATGAAATTATATGAAATTAAAAAATACTGATTTAGACTTTTATGAGGTTACTAGATTGAATAAGGAGTTATGCGATAGTGTAATGGCTAAATTAGAATCAGGTAATGTTAAGTTTAAATTAGATGAATTAACTTACTTTTATTTTATGGCTCAACATGATTACTTTACAGCCAATCAATTAAAACAAGTTGTCAAAATTCTGTCACAATTGCTAGTAGGTAAGAAACTATGATAATTGTTAATATTATAACCACCATTGTTATTCCCCTTATGATGTTTATGATATTTTCTATTTATATTATGGTAGTCTTTTTAGATTGTGGGTTTGACAGGGTAAGGGAATGGTTAAGAAAAATCGGAAATACTATATATAATTTAAACAAAAAAAGAAAGGATAAAAAATGAAGATAAATAAGGACTTTGGTATGGTCATGATTGACCTATCAGCAAAAGAGGTGAGTATGTTATTGGAACTGATAGACTTAGCCATAGATACTAGAACAAGTTTGGAATCAAGTACAGATACCTTTGCAGACCTTACACACTTATCTAAAAAATTAAATTTAGATGTGAAAGAGTTTTATTCAGGAACTAACTTGGTTTAGTTATGAAAAAAGAATCTGCATTAGCTTATGTTGGTCATAACGCAAAAGGGGACAGAGAAGAAAACGATTTTTACCCCACCCCTGAATCTGCAACAGTAGCATTATTAGAAAAGCAATCTTTTGAGGGTGATATATGGGAGTGTGCCTGTGGTGATGGTGCTATCTCCAAAGTATTGCTGCAACATGGCTATAAAGTTTATTCCAGTGATTTGATTGATAGAGGGTACGGCGTTACTAACCAAGATTTTTTAAATTCTGATTTAAAAGCTGATAACATTGTTACCAATCCACCATTTAATTTGGCAGCTGAGTTTACTTTACAAGCATTTAAACTTGCTAGAAAAAAAGTGGTTATGCTTTCTAAGATTAGTTATTTAGAGGGTATCAAGCGTAGAGAACAAATATTCAGTCAAAACAAATTAGAGAAAGTATTAGTATTTAGCCGAAGAATTCCGTTTAAAAAAAAATCATCTAATAGTACAGCTTCAGGATTAATGGCTTTTGGTTGGTTTATTTATGATGTTAATTACAATGGTAAAGCTACCATAGATTGGATTTAACATATGAAATTTATTGCCTGGATAAGATTTAAAGTTTATATACTGTATCTGCATTATAAATATCGCAAATACAAGGTTAGCAATAACCGGTATAATTATCATGACTAAGGACTATTTTCAAAAATTACCTGATGATCTCATGAACAATGAGAACCTAAACTCTCATGAAAAGCTAATCTATATCATTTGCAAATCCTTTGAGAATGCACCCAAAGGTTGTAGAATATCTAACAGCTATCTTATGCTTAGAACTGGGATTAAGGATAATAGAACCATAACTAAGTATTTGGATAGATTAACCTTGTTTGGTTACCTTGCTAGAAAACAAATAGATAATAAAACAAATCATATTGTATTTGATAAGGAAACTATGCAGCTCTATATCAGGCATAATATTAATAAACGTAATAAGATTAAACGGTCTATGCTTAAAAGGTCTAATAAACCTAATTCTAAGAGTTCTATTATTAATATGAAGGACTATTTAATCGGCTCTAATATCAGAAAATAACCTGTGGATAAGTCTGTTTGTATCTTAATTTGGGACATACATTTTTTGCATTTGGGACATACAAAAATTGTAAGTTAATATAGACTTAGGACTTAGACTTAATATAATTGATTTATCATTTTAAATGGCTATAAGCTATCCTACAACCAAGCTGTTTTAAACTTTCTTATAGGGGATATAAAAAGGAATGTTATTTAAACTACCCCCCCTGAACCTACCTTGTTGGTGTTTATGTAATTATTTCTTTAGGGAATGGGTTGCCGCCTGATGATTGATTTACCTTTAAATGAAAGCACTTTAGATAATTACCTTGCTATTGCATCTTATGTAGATTCTAAGATTGCACCTCCTAAGAAACCAAGAGCTGCTCAAATGTTTGATTTAATTCAAATTGTTCCTGATGAAATGGATCATAATAGATTTGTTAAAGGCCGAATGAGAGTTGTTCCAAGTTCTAAGCAACTTGAGATATATGAGTTTATTGCAAATATTATGTTAAAAACAACAGCATACAACAGAGATTTATTATATTTGAAAAACTTTCCTTACAGAAAATCATTCAGAGATTTAAAACGATTCTTTTCTGACCAATCGCATGAAACTATCAGAAAAAACTACAACCTTGCTTTGTATGACGTTTGCAGACTCATTAATAAATTAAATATAAAAAAGATTTGACAAATAGCCAAAATATACAGTATTGCAAGATATAATAGGGTTGTAATATACCTTATTAAGAGTCTAGGTAAGTTCTACAGAACCCTTTCTGTTATATCCTTTCTTTCTTTCTTGCCTAGACTCTAATAATGTTACTTTAGTAAATCTTAAATTATTAATATGTTCTAAATCTTTTAAGAACTCAATAATTTTAGATTTATTTAAATAGGGATTGTTACTTGCCAAAATATTTTCAGCAGTAATTTTTTGTAACTCAATTTGTTTTTTAGTAACTAAGTACATAACTCAAATAATAGAATATCCAATAAGGACTTGATACAATTAAAGCAGAAATAATAATTTCAATTATGATTTTCATATGATTGTATTTTTTCTCTCATTCTTTTATTTTGTTTAAATAGAAAATTATTTCTTTTTATTAATTTGCTATTTTTATCTCTTAATTTATTAATGGTTTGTTTTAATTGGATTAGTCTTATATTCCAATTAATTCCAATAAAGTTTTTTATTCCCATTTGAAAAAATAATTTAATATTGGATATGCAATACCAAGAACAAACAATATAATTAAAAATACGATAAAGGTTGCCATAATTAATTAGTTTTTTTATTAATTACTTTTAGCCAAATATTTTTAAATCTTTGTAACCAATTTTTTTGAGATTGATTGACTTGACCCCAATATAATAAGGTTTCGCAATCTACATACTCAAGATTGTTTTTAGTAATAAAATTACAATAAATGATATTTAGTTTGTTTAGTGTCATATTTATCCTTTGTTTAAATTATATTATTAATTTCTCTCAACTCCAATAGTTTGAATTCCCTCAATGTTGGTTAATAATGCTCCTGCATTGTTACCCTCATCGTCAGAACTAGGAGTCAGTATTACACCATTACTTAAATGGATTTCACAAGGTTGATAATCCCAACCTAAGAACTCTTTTGAATCTTTTGGATTCAAGTATTCAATCTTAGTTATGGTTTGTCCTACTAGCATTGTTTTTAATTTATTCATCAATTGATTGTTCATGTGTTTTATCCTTTCGTTAAGTTTAAATTATTAAAGTGTTAATTAAATGTCAATAGATAATATTAAATAAATATAAAATAATTATGAGTACAGAACTAATAGAACAGAAAAAGAACACTCCAGGACGTAGAACGAAGTATAATAAAAAGCTAGTAAATGAGATTTGCGAAGAATTGGCAACAGGTAGAACTATCAGACAAGTTTTATCTCCTGCTGTTAAAGGCAGACCTTGTTGGGAGTCATTTAGAAAATGGCTTAATATTTACCCTGAATTAAGAGAGCAATATGTTAAAGCTAAATCTGACGGAATTGAGTATTCACTCTGTGAGGCTCAAGAGTTATTAAACGAAGCATTGAGTAATTCAAAGCTAAAAGAAAAGACAGACTTAGGCCAAACGCATCTAGTTAAAGCAGCTCTTGACCTTGCTAAATGGAAAGCAGAGAAGTTAAATCCTTCAGTTTATGGTAAAAGTAATACATTAGCGGTACAAAATGGAGATAATAAGATAGTTGTTAAATGGGAGTCGTAATATTGTTTGTTGTTGATTTTATTAGATTTGTTGGTGTTGTTTTGCAAATCATAAACAAAATCTAGTACAAACTATATTATAAGTAGTATGATGTTCATGTTTTGTTCTCTTTATTAAAAAATCACAGTAATTTAAAGGATTAAACAGTATTTTATCCGGTATTTATTGAACCAATTACAATAGAACCAGGCTCACTTAATGGTTGTTGTCAATAACGATTAATTATCGGTAACAACTCACAGTTTAGGTATTGTTTTGGATAACTAAAAAGGGGGGGTTTTATAGCGACCCATACCCCCAAGCCTATAAAGGTACTATAAATAAATTTATAGGACTCACACACAAATAGATTAAGGAAACCAATGGACTTTGACGATTTTGAAGATTTAGAAAAAGATTACTCTGCTATCATTTATGTTAAACCAGAGAAGAAACAGGTAGTAGTAAAGTTCTTTGGTTTTAATGATTTGCAAGAAGCCGATGTATTTGCTAAGTACATGGCAATAGATTTAGGAATACAACAACTCATACCAGCAAACAGAACCCTAAACTAAAATAGGGGGGGTTTGTTTTAAAAATGGAAACTATTGAGATTCCCTATAAACCAAGAGAGTTGCAAAAAATTTTGCATGAAAATATCTCTAAGCACCGATTTAGTGTATTAGTTCTACATCGTAGAGCTGGTAAAACAGTCATGTGTATTAACCATATGATTAGAGAGGCTTTGCTAAACCCAAGTCCTACTTCAAGGTATGCCTTTATTTCGCCTACATTTAAGCAAGGTAAAGCAACCGCATGGGATTACATAAAAACCTACGCTGGTAAAATACCTGGAACTAAATTTAACGAATCCGAACTTAGATGCGATTTTCCAAATGGAAGTCGTATTACTATTCTTGGCGGTGAGAATGACCAGGCTCTAAGAGGTATC